CCTAGAGAAGTCTCCAGGCTTGCCTTGCACCACGTAAAAAGGGATGCTCAAACGGGCGCACACGCCGCGTAAATCATCAAATGACAGGTTAGATTCCAGAATGCCTGGATCGACATCGGTGCGCAAGCAACAAAACGCCTTAAGTGCAAACTCGGTACAGCCACCATCTTTACTGAGCGTAAATAACCCAGAATCAGTTTGTGAAAATTGCGAAAAAATTTCAGCAAAGTGGCGCCGGTCAATAAGCGACCGGTAAAGTTCCAAAGCAGCCGAAGCAAATTCAGGATCAAACTTGTCGTAAGCCGCCGGCAGATAATTGCGCATTTCCGAATAAGCCAATGGCGACAAAGGTATGTACCGGTCATAAAACGAAGTTTGCAACTCGCGATATCGTTCAATGGTCTTGCAAGGTTTCGTGGCCACCTTGGCAATCATTCTCAAGGGATCAGGTACGACATCATCCGAAAGGAAGAACCTCCCAGCATGATATGGCGGGGCATTTTCAACTTCCTTCAATTTAGTATCCCGAATTTCTGGAACTGAAACTGGGATTCGCCTCAAGAAGGTGTCGCCAAGGTAATCGTCGCCTTTCACAATGCAATTCACAACTGACAAGTCTCGTTCGTCAAACCTCTCTGCAAAGACAGTCAAGACCTCGAAAACATTGCGTATCAGGGTGAAAGGATCACCTGAGCCCAAATTGTACTTGGCCGTCCCCTTGTAGAGTTGCGTCTTCATTGAAGAATAGGCATAATTCTTGGAGTGATGTTCATACAGATCTGCCAGATCTTCTGGAACCCCAAAGTAAATTAAAGCCTTCTTGAACACTCTCAAGGTCACAGGTGTGTGACTAGTGTCTTGCCTGGAAACGTCAGCTTGATGATTGTAGTCAGAAAAGCGAGGCAAAATCCCAAGTTGCCGCCATTCACGTGCAACGTCCTTATCCGAATAGCCAGAGTCAAGAATAACCCCTTTCCTGGTGCAGAGCCGCACATTGCGAAGAAATTGTTTGCTGTAAGGCCCGAACTTTGCGTTAAAGTCCGGAGGACTAGCTAAGACAGTTTGTCCATAATTTTCTTCCATCGCAAAAGCGGGGTCCAACTTCACTTTCGTCTGGGTTTTGAGAAAGCCATTGCTTCGCACAGACTGACTGGTTAACCCGTAAGGGTCACTGGTCAGGAGTTTCCGAAGAAAATCTGGCGATCTGGTTGCCACCCAGTCCGCAACGCTAGGTTGTGTGGAAAGCGGTGAGCAGACGTTTCCGTCAAAGAAGCATTTGAGCACTGTCTGCCACAGTCGCTCGCCGTGTGTCTCAATGAACAGCGGGTCCTCGGTTATAGATCTGGG